ATGACAACACAGACCCCCGAAGAGCTGATTGAGATCAGCTCTGACCTCTTGCGCTCTCTGCACGACAGCCTGCGGCGTGCGCGCCGGATCAGCGAGGATTACCTCGCCCAGTTTGAGGCGGAACAGGACATCAATCCCGACACCGCGCAGCTAAAGCCGCAGATTGCCAAGCTCGATGGCCTGATCCGTGACATCCAGAAAGTGGAGAAAACCCTTGTCGACCGCAAAGACGCCCCTGGTGCCGCCCGCATGGTGGCTTTCGACCTCTGTGCCGCCCGCGATGAGATCGAGCGCCGCTTGGCTGGCCTCTGTGCCGCGCTTCATGACGCAGATCTGGCTGGAGGAGATGGATGACCACACCTTGGCGGCGATGCCCTATGTGTTCGATCTCTGGGCGCTGCCGCATCAATGCGCGCCCGCGGGCGAGTGGCGCGCCTGGGTGATCCTGGGCGGGCGCGGGGCGGGCAAGACCCGCGCCGGCGCGGAATGGGTGCGGTCCGAGGTGGAGGGGGCAGAACCCTTTGGCATCGGTCGCGCGCGTCGCATGGCGCTGGTCGGCGAGACCTACGATCAGGTGCGCGACGTGATGATCCATGGCGACAGCGGCATCCTTGCCTGCTCGCCGCCGGACCGTCGCCCGGAGTGGCGCGCGGGCGAACGCAGGCTGGTCTGGCCCAATGGGGCCACCGCGCAGGCGTTTTCGGCCTCTGACCCCGAGGCGCTGCGCGGGCCGCAGTTTGATGCCGCCTGGGTGGACGAACTGGCGAAATGGCGCCGCGCTCAGGACGCATGGGACATGCTGCAATTCGCCCTGCGTCTGGGCGCAGCCCCGCGCGTCTGTGTGACCACCACGCCGCGCAATGTGCCGCTGCTGAAACAGCTGCTTCAGAGCCCCTCGACCGTCACCACCCATGCGCCCACCGAGGCCAACCGCGCCAATCTCGCGCCCGGCTTCCTGACAGAAGTGCGCGCGCGCTATGGTGGATCGCGACTGGCGCGGCAAGAGCTGGACGGCGTGATGCTGGCGGATGTGGATGGCGCACTCTGGACGTCGGGCATGCTGGAGCAGCTCCAGCGTCGTGACAGACCGCCCCTCGACCGGATCGTGGTGGCGGTGGACCCGTCGGTGAGTGCGCATAAGGGCTCGGATGCCTGCGGTATCATTGTTGCCGGGGCGCAGACACAGGGGCCGATTTCCGAGTGGCGCGCCTATGTGCTGGCCGATCACACGGTGCAGGGGCTGGGGCCAGCCGGCTGGGCGCGCGCCGCGATTGCAGCGCGGGATGCTTACCGGGCCGACCGGCTGGTGGCGGAGGTCAATCAGGGCGGTGCGCTGGTGGGGTCTGTCTTGCGGCAGGTTGACCCTTTGGTGCCCTTCACCCCCGTTCACGCCAGCACAGGCAAGGCCGCGCGGGCCGAACCCGTGGCGGCGCTCTATGAGCAGGGGCGCGTTCATCATGCTCCGGGCCTGCAAGAGCTGGAGGAGCAGATGTGCCTGATGACGGCGCAGGGATATCACGGCGACGGCTCACCCGACCGTGTGGATGCGCTGGTCTGGGCGCTGCATGCGCTGATTGTCGGCCCGGCAGAGCAGCATCGCTGCCCCAAGATCCGACGTCTCTAGGGCGCGCGCTATCCCAAATCGAACCTGTGAAACGCCCGCCTCGAGCGGGCGTTTTGCTTTTCTATCAGTGGCTTGGTGCAGGGTGTTGCGCCCCCGGCGCACGCCATGCTGGCGGGATGTTCAAACCCCTGTGGCAGATTGTTTTCCAACACGACGGGCATCGGCCCAAACGACAACCGGAACGGCAAAGGAGTGCACCATGGTCTTTGACCTGCTGCGACGCAAGACGGGGCGAGTGGATCAGACGGCGGCTGCGGCCCCGTCGCAAAAGGCCAGCGCTGCGGCGCGGGTGCTGCCCATGGGCAATGGCACGCAGGCCGCTTGGGGGCCGCGCGACACGGTCTCTCTGACCCGTGCAGGGTTTCTGGGCAACCCGGTTGGCCACCGCGCGGTGAAACTCATCGCCGAGGCCGCCGCCGCGCTGCCATTGGTGCTTCAGAGCACGGATGCGCGGTATGACAGCCACCCGCTGCTCTCGCTGCTGTCGCGCCCCAATGCGGCGCAGGCGCGGGCAGAGATGCTGGAGGCGCTCTATGCCAATCTGCTTCTGTCGGGCAATGCCTATATCGAGGCGGTCGCCTCTGATGCGAGCTGGCCGGTGGAACTGCACATCCTGCGCCCGGATCGCATGCGGGTGGTGCCGGGGGGTGATGGCTGGCCGGTGGGCTATGACTATGCGGTGGGCGGCAAGACGCATCGTTTTGCGATAGATCCCGCGCGCCCGGCGATCTGCCACCTCAAGAGCTTTCATCCGCTGGACGATCACTACGGTCTGGCGCCGCTGCAGGCTGCCGCCACCGCGGTCGAGGTGCATGGCGCCGCCGCGCGCTGGTCAAAATCGCTGCTGGACAATGCCGCGCAACCCTCCGGCGCGCTGGTCTGGACCGGATCGGACGGGCTGGGGCAGATGGGCGACGACCAGTTCCGCCGCCTTTCCGAGGAGATCGAGGCCAATTTCCAGGGCGCGCGCAATGCCGGACGGCCGATGGTGTTGGAGGGCGGTCTGGACTGGAAGCAGATGGGTTTCAGCCCCTCCGATATGGAATTCCACCGCACCAAGGACAGCGCCGCGCGCGAGATTGCGCAGGCCTTTGGGGTGCCGCCGATGCTCCTCGGCATTCCGGGCGATGCCACCTATGCCAACTATCAAGAGGCCAACCGGGCGTTCTATCGCCTGACCGTGTTGCCGCTGGCGATGCGGGTGGCGGCGAAACTCTCGGACTGGCTGATGCGCTTTGGCACTGAGGTCCTGGAGCTGAAACCGGATCTCGATCAGGTGCAGGCCCTCAGCACCGAACGCGAGGCGCAGTGGCGGCGCGTCACACAGGCGGATTTCCTGACGGAGTCTGAGAAGCGCCAGATGCTGGGCCTGCCGCCGCGCAGTGTGGAGGGGCCGGATGACTGACTACCCGTTGCCGCCCTTTGACTGTGCCCCAAGCCAGCGACTGAATGCCCATGAACGCGTGAGCGAAATCCGTCAGGAGGCGCTGAACCGGCGGCTGGATCGGATGGAACGGATGATGGAACGGCTGGAAAAACGGCTCTGGATCACCGTCTACGGCGTTGCCGCCGTGATCCTTGCGCAGGCCTTTCAGGGCTTTTTGTCGGTGCAGTTGCCCTGAGCGATAATCAAGACATTTCAGAAAGGTAGAGCGTGATGATGACAGATCATGAGCCCCGGCTCGAGACCAAATTCGCCCGCTTTGGCGAGGCGCTGTCCCTAAGCGCCGGAGAGGTGATCGAAGGCTATGCGAGCCTCTTTGGTGCCCCCGATCAGGGCAAGGATATCGTCACCCGTGGCGCCTATGCGGCCTCACTCGCGGCGCATCACTCGCGCGGCAGCAAGGTCAAGATGCTCTGGCAACATGACCCGAGCCATCCCATCGGCGTCTGGGACGAGATCACTGAGGACGACACCGGCCTGCGCGTCAAAGGGCGTATCCTCACGGAGACCCAGAAAGGCGCAGAAGCCGCCGCCCTGGTGCGCGCCGGGGCCATCGAGGGGCTGTCGATCGGCTATCGCACCGTGAAGGCGACCCGCGACAATGAAGGCCACCGGCGGCTGGAGGAGCTTCAGCTTTGGGAGGTGTCGCTGGTGACCTTTCCGATGCTGCCCTCGGCCCGGCTGTCGCGGCTTGCCCGGCGCGAGGCGGAGGCGGCGAAATCCGACGCCTCCGATGCGGGCCTGCGCGCCCTCGCTGACGCCCTGCGCGCGGCCACCAGACCCTAACCCCCGAAAGAGGATCAGAGATGACAGATCATCCATTCACGGGCCACGCGCCCGAGGATGCGGCGACCCCGCCGCAGAATGTGGCCACGGAAGTGAAACAGGCCGTTTCGCAATTCGTGCAGCATTTCAAGGGGTTCCAAGACGACGTGACCGAAAAACTCAAACAGACGGAAGAGCGTATGACCATGTTGGATCGTAAAACCCAAACCGCGGCCCGGCCGCATCTGGCGGCGGCGGAGGTCGATGGCGCGCCGCATCAAAAGGCCATGCAGGCCTATCTGCGCCATGGCGACGAGGAGGGCTTTCGCGGCCTCGATATGGGCACCAAGGCCATGTCGACGGCGGTGAATTCCGATGGCGGTTTCCTCGTCGACCCGCAGACCTCGGATGTGGTGAAATCGGTGCTGCAATCCACCGCCTCGATCCGTGCGGTGGCCTCGGTGGTCAATGTGGAGGCGACCAGCTTTGACGTGCTGATCGATCATTCCGACGTGGGTGCGGGCTGGGCCACCGAGACTGGCTCGGTCACGGAAACCGGCACACCGTCGATTGATCGCATCGTGATCCCGCTGCACGAGCTTTCGGCCTTGCCCAAGGCGTCGCAACGATTGCTGGATGACTCGGCCTTTGACATCGAAGGCTGGCTTGCGGGGCGGATCGCCGACAAGTTTGCTCGCGCCGAGGCGCAGAGCTTTATTTCGGGGGATGGCGTGGATAAGCCCACCGGCATCCTGACCCATCCCACGGTGGACAATGACAGCTGGAGCTGGGGCAATATCGGCTATGTGGCCACCGGCAGCGACGGCGATATAGGCTCGGCGGATGCGATCATCGATCTGGTCTATGCGCTGGACGCGCGCTACCGCGCCGGGGCGAGTTTTGTGATGAACTCCAAAACCGCCGGTCTGATCCGCAAGCTGAAGGACGCCGATGGCCGCTTCCTGTGGTCCGATGGTCTTGCAGCAGGCGAGCCTGCGCGGCTGATGGGCTATCCGGTGCTGGTGGCCGAGGACATGCCGGATGTGGCCTCTGACAGCCTGTCGATTGCCTTTGGCGACTTTGGCGCAGGCTACACCATTGCCGAACGCCCGGACCTGCGCGTCCTGCGGGATCCGTTCTCCGCCAAGCCGCATGTGCTGTTTTACGCCACCAAGCGCGTGGGCGGCGACGTCAGTGATTTTGCCGCGATCAAGCTGATGAAATTCGGGCTGAGCTAAGCGCTTAGGCCCGGATGACGGGGCCGGCAGCCCGGCTCCGTCGGCGGGTGCGCGCCTCATGGGTTTGTCGTCCAGCTGCTCCCTCCGTCCGAGCGGCAGACCCGGTGCGCACCCGTCCAACGGACGGCGCGGCAGAGACCGCGTGAGGGTGACAGATTTTCAGCGGAGAGAGCCGATGATTTTGCACGAACTGACCCCGCTGCCCGACAGCATTTTGCCGCTCGCGGCGTTCAAGGCGCATCTGCGTCTGGGCACCGGTTTTGGCGAGGAGGCGTTGCAGGACGCGGTGCTTCTGGCCTTCTTGCGCGCCAGCCTCGCGGCGATCGAGGCGCGCACCAACAAGGCGCTCTTGACGCGCGACTATGAGTGGCGGCTGAACGCCTGGCCCGAGGTGGTGGAGCTGCCGATGGCGCCGGTCTCGACCGTTTTGCAGGTGGCGCTGGTGGATCAGACCGGCGCGGAGACGGAGGTGCCCGTGGCGGCCTATGCGCTGGCACCCGACGCTCATGTTCCGCGCCTGACACCAAGCGCGGCAGTCTGGCCGATGATGCCCTCGGGGGGCGGCGCGGTGATCCGTTTTACCGCCGGGATGGCCGCCACATGGGATGCGCTTCCGGCCGATCTCGCACAGGCGGTGATGCTGCTGGCGGCGCATTATTACGAGTACCGCGATGACACCTCGCTGCATGCGGGCTGCATGCCCTTTGGCGTGGCGAGCCTGTTGGACCGGCACCGCATGCCACGCCTGAGCCTGTCCCGGAGCGGGGTGCACTCATGAGCGCGCCGCGACTGAACCGCCCATTGCGGCTGGAAGATCCGCAAGCGACCAGCGATGGCGCCGGGGGATTTGACATCACCTGGGTCGAGCTGGGCCAGCACTGGGCCGAGGTTGACGCGCTGACGGGGCGCGAGAGTGGCCGTCGCGGTACCTCCGTCTCGCTGCAGCGCTATCGGATCACCCTGCGGGCCGCCCCGGTGGGATCTCCTGCGCGCCCCAAGCCGGACCAGCGGTTTCGCGAAGGCAGCCGCATCTACAAGATCGACGCCGTGGCACAGCGCGACATGGACGGGCGTTACCTCATTTGTTTCGCAACAGAGGAGCTGGCCACATGACCTATGCGCTGTCTCACAGCCTGCAAACCGCCGTCTACCAGCACCTGATCAGCGATGCCGCGTTGGCGGCAGAGGTGGGCACGGCGATCTACGACATGCTGCCTGCGGGCACGCTGCCGGGGATCTATGTGACCCTCGGCGCAGAGAGCGTGCGGGACCGATCCGATGTCACAGGCGGCGGCGCGCTGCATCGCTTTACCGTGACCGTGGTCGCCAATGCGGCCGGGTTCAGCGCAGCCAAACGGGCGGCGGCGGCGGTGTCGGATGCGCTGGTGGATGCGCCGCTGATCCTCGCACGCGGGCATCTGGTGGGTCTGTGGTTCGACCGCGCCAACGCCAAACGGCTGAGCAACGGGGATCGCTCAATTGCGCTGCGGTTTTCCGCGCGTCTCGAAGACTCCTGACTGAATTTCAACGCATTAACAGAAGGACCTCACCCATGAGTGCTCAAAACGGCAAGGATCTCCTGATCAAAGTGGATATGACCGGCACCGGCAGTTTCACCACCATCGCAGGCCTGCGCGCCACCCGTATCAGTTTCAACGCCGAGAGCGTCGATGTGACCAGCCTCGACAGCGCGGGCGGCTGGCGTGAGCTGTTGGGCGGCGCTGGTGTGCGCTCGGCAAACCTCTCCGGCTCGGGTGTGTTTCGCGATGCAGACACTGACGAGCGCGCGCGGCAGCTGTTCTTTGACGGCGAGACCCCGGCGTTCCAGGTGGTGATCCCGGATTTCGGCACCGTTGAAGGGCCATTTCAGGTCACAGCACTGGAATATGCCGGCAGCCACAATGGCGAAGCCACCTATGAGCTGTCGCTGGCCTCCGCCGGTGCGCTGACCTTTACGGCGGCCTGAGCCATGGCAAACCCTTATGCAGGCGAAGTGACACTGGTGCTCAATGGCCAGCCGCACATGCTGAAGCTGACGCTGGGCGCGCTGGCGGAACTGGAGGCGGAGCTGGGCGAGGGCGACTTGATCTCCCTGGTGCAAAGGTTTGAAAAGGTTAGGTTTTCCTCGCGCGATATGCTGGCGCTTCTGGCGGCGGGGCTGCGCGGTGGCGGGTCTGAGATCAGCCGCGCAGATCTGGCGCAGGCCGAGATCGAGGGCGGCGTGATGCAGGCCACCAAGGTTGCGGCGCAATTGCTGGCGCTCAGTTTCGCGCTTCCTGCGGGGGATGCATGAGCCGTGCCGCGATGCTGGACTGGCCCGCCCTGATGCGGGCCGGGATGCTGGGGCTGCGGCTGACACCGCGCGAGTTCTGGCAACTGACCCCGGCAGAGCTGCGGCTGATGCTGAACCTTGATGCCAGCACACCACCCATGGACCGCGACCGCCTGAGCCATCTGATGACGCAGTTCCCGGATCAGACCAACGACGTGAACCAACCGGAGTAACCCATGGCAAACACGACAGATTCCGACTTTGAATCCCAGGCGGGTCCGCTGGAAGACAGCCTTGGCGATGCCGCCGGGATGGCGGCGCAGTTCACCGCCGAGATGGACCGGGTGCGCGCGGCCTTTGCCGCGACCCAAGCCGATGCGGCGGATTTTGAAACCGGCCTCAGCCGGGGGCTGCGACGCGCGATGAAGGATCTGGTGGTCGATGGCGACAGCCTGAGCGATGCGCTGGAAAGCCTCGCGAAGACGATGATCAACACCACCTTCAACTCCGCCATGCGCCCCGTGACGGATCACCTCGGCGGGCTGGTGAGCGACGGGATCGGCGCGCTGGTTGGTGGCATCCTGCCCTTTGCCGATGGCGCGGCCTTCAGTCAGGGCAAGGTCACGCCCTTTGCGCGCGGCGGCGTGGTGTCCTCGGCCACGCATTTCCCGATGCGCGGCGGGCTGGGGCTGATGGGCGAAGCAGGGCCAGAGGCGATCCTGCCATTGGCGCGCGGCCAGGACGGCAGCCTCGGGGTGGAGACGCAAGGCGGCGGCAAGGCCCCGACCGTTGTGATGAATGTCTCCACCCCCGATGTGGCCGGGTTCCAGCGCTCGCGCGGGCAGATCGCCGCCCAGATGAGCCGCATGCTCGCACGCGGAAACCGCAATAGGTAAGGAGGGTAAGCCCATGAGTTTTCACGAAGTTCGTTTCCCGGAGACGCTCTCCTTTGGCTCTGTTGGCGGGCCGGAGCGGCGCACGGATGTGGTGACGCTGGCCAATGGTCACGAGGAACGCAACACCCCCTGGGCGCATGCGCGGCGGCGTTATGATGCGGGGCTTGGCCTGCGCGGTCTTGAGGATATTGCAGCGCTCATCGCGTTTTTTGAGGCCCGTCAAGGTCAGCTCCATGGGTTTCGCTGGAAAGACTGGACCGACTATGCGTCATCGCTGCCGGGGCAGGAAGTGACGTTCGGGGATCAGTTGATTGCCACCGGCGATGGCGACACCAACAGGTTCCAGCTTGCTAAACGCTATCGCTCCGGCCCGCATGAATATCTGCGTCCGATCAGCAAACCCGTGGCGGGCACCGTGCGCCTTGGGATCGACAATGAGGCGCTGGTGGAAGGTGTGGATTACGACCTCGACCTGACCACGGGCGAAGTGACGCTGGCCTATGTGCCGGAAATTGGTCGTGAAATCCGCGCGGGCTTCGAGTTCGACGTGCCGGTCCGCTTTGACACAGATCGCATCCAGACCTCCGTGGCGTCGTTTCAGGCGGGCGAGGCCCCGAATGTGCCAGTGGTGGAGGTGCGGGTGTGATGGATCGCGAAGGCTTAAACACGCATCTCAAATCCGGGGCCACCACGGTGTGTCGGGCGTGGGCCGTGAGCCGCGCCGATGGCGTGACGCTGGGGTTCACCGATCATGACCGGGATCTGAGCTTTGACGGCGTGACATTCCGTGCCGGAACCGGCCTCACGGCGCGCAGCCTGATGCAGAGCACCGGGCTTGCGGTCGACAACAGCGAAGCACTCGGCGCACTCAGCTCCGATGCGGTGCGCGAGGCGGATATTGAATCCGGGCGCTATGACGGGGCCGAGGTGCGGGCGTGGCTGGTGAACTGGGCCGACACCACTCAGCGCGCCTTGCAGTTTCGCGGCTCTCTGGGGGAGATCCGCCGTGCAGGCGGCGCGTTTGAGGCGGAGCTGCGCGGTCTGACCGAAGGGTTAAACCAGCCGCTCGGGCGGGTGTTTCAGACGCCCTGCAGCGCGGTTCTGGGGGATGCGGCGTGTAATTTCGACCTTAGCACTGCGGGGTATGTCACTGATGTATATGTTGAAAGCATCGACGAGGGGCAGCATTTCCTATTGGACGCGCTCGATGGGTTCGCGCGGGAGTGGTTCACCGGCGGGCGGCTCACGGTGCTGAGCGGCGCAGGCGCTGGTCTATGGGCGCCGATCCGGTCGGACAGTCTGAACGCGCGCCGTGAAATCACCCTCTGGCAGCCGATCCGCGCCGATATTAAGCCGGGCGATATGGTGCGGCTGACCGCAGGCTGTGACAAGCGCATGAGCACCTGTCGGCTGAAGTTCGACAATCTGGTGAACTATCAGGGCTTTCCCGACATCCCCGGCGAGGACTGGATGGTGGCGGTGCCCAAGCGCAATGGCCAGAACACCGGCGGCAGCCGCCGATGAGTCGCGACATCAACACAGAGGCGCTATGGGTGGCGCGGCAATGGCTGGGCACGCCCTATCGGCATCAGGGGGCCACGCGGGGTGCGGGCTGCGATTGTCTCGGGCTGATCCGGGGCATCTGGCGCAGCCTTTATGGCAGCGAACCAGAACCCGTGCCGCCCTATACCCGCGACTGGGCCGAACGCGGCACCGAGGAACGCCTGTGGCGGGCGGCGCTGCGACATATGCAGCCCGTCCAAGACGCCGCGCCCGGTCAGGTGATCCTGTTTCGCATGCATGGGGGCGCTGTGGCCAAACACCTTGGCCTGCAAAGCAGCGCGTCCCGTTTCATCCATGCCTACAGCGGTCATGGCGTGGTCGAAAGTGCGCTGACGCCCGCGTGGCAGCGGCGCATCGTGGCGCGCTTTGCCTTTCCCGCAGAGTAAGCGTGCGGGCTGCGGCCCGGACTTTCTCCACCCCAACGATCCCTGAGGAGGACATATCATGGCGACATTGGTACTGGCAGCGGCAGGGTCCGCGGTGGGCGGGGCAATTGGCGGCTCTGTGGCGGGGCTGTCGACGACGATCATTGGCCGTGCGGTCGGCGCAACCCTTGGTCGGGTCATTGACGAGCGCCTCCTGGGCAGTGGCAGTGCGGCGGTGGAAACCGGCAAGGTCGACCGGTTCCGCATCACCACCGGCAGCGATGGTGAGCCGATGGCGCAGGTCTTTGGGCGTATGCGGCTGGGCGGGCAGGTGATCTGGGCGACGGAGTTTGTCGAGACCGCAACCACCACATCCTCGGGCGGCAAGGGCTCTGCGCCCAAACGCACCACCACCAGCTATTCCTACAGCCTGTCGATGGCGGTGGCGATCTGCGCGGGCGAGATCACACGGGTGTCGCGGGTCTGGGCCGATGGCGAGGAGGTGGCGCTGCGCGATCTCAATATGACCGTCTACCGGGGCAGCAAGGACCAGCAGCCGGACCCCCTGATGGAGGCGGTGGAGGGCGCAGGCCAGGTGCCCGCCTATCGGGGCACCGCCTATGTGGTGTTTGAAAACCTCGATCTGGAGCGGTTCGGCAACCGGGTGCCGCAGTTCTCATTCGAGGTGCTGCGCGCGGAACAGCCTTCGGGCGAGACGTACGAACTGGATCTGGCGCAGATCGTGCCCGGCGTGGCGCTGATCCCCGGCACGGGCGAATACAGTCTGGCCAGCCAGCCGGTCTATATGCAGCACGGGCCCGGCGCGCAGACAGCCGCCAATATCAATCAGATCTCCGGCGATACCGATCTGGTGGCCTCGGTCGATGCGCTGTCCGATGAACTGCCTCGGGCCGAGGCGGTGTCCATGGTGGTGTGCTGGTTTGGCGATGATCTGCGCTGTGGTGACTGCACCCTTGCGCCCAAGGTGGAACAGAAGCTCGCTGATGGCTCGATGCCGTGGCAGGTGGCGGGGCTCAACCGGGCCAGCGCGGACGAGGTCATCAAGGACGCGGGCGCAGCCGTTTATGGCGGCACCCCGGCGGATCAGGCGGTGGTGCAGGGCATCCAGCACCTGAACGCGCAAGGCAAGCGGGTGATGTTTTACCCCTTCATCCTGATGGAGCAGCAGGCGGGCAATGATCTGTCCGATCCCTACAGCAATGCTGATGGCCAGCCAGTGCTGCCGTGGCGGGGGCGGATCACGCTCTCGACCGCGCCGGGTCTGGCGGGCAGCCCGGATGGCACGGGCGTGGCGGATGCGGAGGTCGCAGGTTTTCTCGGCACCGCACAGGCCAGCGATTTCATCATTTCGGGCGCGCAGGTGAGCTATCACGGTCCCGATGAGTGGAGTTTTCGCCGCTTTATCCTGCATTACGCAGCGCTTTGTGCGGCGGCGGGCGGCGTGGAGGCGTTCTGCATCGGCTCGGAACTGCGCGGGTTGACGCAGATCCGGGGGGCGAGCGGCTTTCCTTTTGTCGAAGGTTTGAAGGATCTTGTGGGTGAGGTGCGCGCGCTGTTGGGGGCGGAGGTCAAACTGGGCTATGCGGCGGATTGGTCGGAGTATTTCGGCTATCAGACACCGGAGGGCGACCATATCTTTCACCTCGATCCGCTGTGGTCCGACCCGCAGATCGATTTTATCGGTATCGACAATTACATGCCACTCAGCGATTGGCGCGAGGGGGAGGATCACCTCGACGCGCAGGAGTGGCCCGCGATCTATGATCTCGACTACCTCAAGGCCAATATCGAGGGCGGTGAGGGCTATGACTGGTATTACCATTCGCCCGAGGCCGAGGCAGCGCAGATCCGCACGCCGATCACCGATGGCGCCTATGATGAGCCGTGGATCTATCGCAACAAGGACATCCGCAGCTGGTGGTCGCTGCCGCATCACGACCGGATTGGCGGGGTGCGGTCCGAGACCGCGACCGATTGGGTGCCGCAATCCAAACCGATCTGGTTCACGGAACTCGGCTGTGCGGCGATCGACAAGGGCACCAACGAGCCGAATAAATTCCTCGATCCCAAAAGCTCCGAGTCAAAATTGCCGCGTGCATCCAATGGCTTGCGCGACGATCTGATCCAGCAGCAATATCTTCGTGCGCAGCTGACCTATTGGCAGGAGGCGGCGCATAACCCGACCTCCAGCGCCTATGGCGGCGCGATGGTGGACCTGAACCACGCCTATATCTGGGCCTGGGATGCGCGGCCCTTTCCGGCCTTTCCCAACCGGGTGGAGGTCTGGGACGACGGCGAGAATTACGCGCGCGGGCACTGGCTCAATGGGCGTGCCGGGCAGCGCACGCTGGCCTCTGTGGTGACGGAGATCTGCCGGGAGGCGGGTGTGACAGAGATCGACGCAAGCCAGCTCTGGGGCATTGTGCGCGGCTATGCGGTCTATGACGTGGCGGAGGCGCGCAGTGCCTTGCAGCCCCTGATGCTGCGTCATGGGTTCGACGCCATCGAGCGGGGGGGCACGCTGATCTTTCGCCTGCGCGATGGGCTGAACGCATTGGATCTGGAGACCGACACGCTGGCGGTGCTGCCAGAGATGGACGGCGATCAGGAACAAAGCCGCATGCCCGAGGCAGAGCTGATGGGCCGGGTGCGGCTGCGCTTTGTCGAATGGGGCGGCAGCCACGACACCGTGGCCGAAGAAGCGGTGCTGCCGGATGAGGCCACCCATGCGGTGAGCCAGAACGACCTGCCCATGGCGCTGACGCGCGCAGAAGGGCGACAGGTGGTGCAGCGCTGGCTGGCGGAGGCGCGGATTTCGCGCGACACCGCACGCTTTGCCCTGCCGCCCTCGCGCGCACTGGAGGTTGCGGCGGGCGATGTGGTGCGCCTGCCGGGACAGGATGGCGAGGGGACTGCGCGCTACCGGGTGGACCGGGTGGAGCAGGCCGAGGCGCAGATCCTGGAGGCCGTGCGCATTGAACCCGTGGTCTATCAGCCGCTGGCCACGCCGGAGGATCTGCCGCGCAACGATGCCTTTGCCGCGCCGGTGCCGGTGTTGCCGCTATTCCTCGATCTGCCCTTGATGCGCGGCGATGAGGTGCCGCATGCGCCGCATGTCTGTGCCACAGCACAGGACTGGCCGGGCGCGGTAGCGCTCTATGCTGCGGATCTGGGCGGGGATTTCATGCTCGAAGAATTGCTGCCCGCCCGTGCCACGGTTGGGGTGACCACCACGGACCTGCTGGCCGGGCCGGTGGGGCGCTGGGATCGCGGCGCGGATCTGGAGGTGGAGCTGATCGCGGGCACGCTGGAGGGCCGCGAGGCTCTGTCGGTGCTGGGGGGCGCGAACAGGTTGGCCATCGGCGATGGCAGCCCGGAGAACTGGGAGGTCATCCAGTTCACAGACGCCGAGTTGATCGCACCGAACCGCTACCTGATCCGCGACCGTCTGCGCGGCCAATACGGCAGCGATGGTGTGATGCCGAACCTGTGGCCTGCGGGGTCCTTTGTGGTGCTGATCGACGGCGCGGTCGAGCAGCTGGATCTGGCGCTGTCGGACCGGCGGATGTCGCGCGACTACCGCTTTGGCCCGGCGCGGCGCGCCTATGATGATCCGTCCTATGTGGCGCTCTCGGCAGCCTTTGACGGCAATGGTTTGCGGCCCTATGCGCCGGTGCATTTGCGCACCTCAGATGCGTTGGGCGCGGATATGGCGTTTCACTGGATCAGGCGCACCCGCATCGAGGGCGACAGCTGGGATCTGGAGGAGGTGCCACTGGGCGAAGAGGCTGAGGTCTACCGCGTGCAGGTGCGCGCGGGCAGCACGGTGCTGCGCGATCTGCGCGTCACCACGCCCCACTGGACCTATAGCGCGGCGGATCAGGCCAGCGATGGCGCAAGTGCAGGCCATGTGGTGCAGGTGGCGCAGGTCTCGGCGCGCTACGGGGCGGGACCGGTGGCCGAGTGGGTGCTGGCGTGA